TTGACCGCTGTCTCCTTTTTCTGGAGTATGCAATTTTGCATCCATGCTATTCATCTGCACAGTGTTAATACACTTGCGCAAATCTGGATAAGTTGCTTTGACAAATGTATCCAGGGTGTCTAAATCAAACTCCACGCTCTCTTCCATAAGAATTGTGGCTATGCGAGCAGTAAACTCAGTAACGTCAACTCGTTCAATATGGAATCCTTGACAACGACTATGTAGCGCAGGAATAATTTTGTTTGGATAGTTACAAGTAAGAATGAATCGAGCAGTGGTATGATATTCCTCCATAACACCTCGTAATGCCGCTTGTGCGTTTGGACTTAGATAATCTGCTTCGTCTAGTAGCACTACTTTAAAGTCACCAAACGGAATCATCTGTACAAAGTTAATAATTTTATCTCGGACATCATCCACAGAGTTGGTACGACTGGCATTAATTTCCAACACATCCAAATCATTAACTTCCAATTCATTAAACAAAATCTTTGCCAAGGTAGTTTTACCAATGCCAGCTGAACCACTAAACAGCAAATGCGGAATAGATTTTTGCTTGATCCAACTTTGTATCTGTTCTTTTTGATGGTTGTCTCTAAATACGTATCCGTCGATGGTGCTAGGACGATACTTTTCTACCCACAATTCTTTCATCGCAGTTCCTTATGATATGATTGTTTATTGTACAGGTGAAAACAGGGCTAGTCAATAGCCCTGTTACTCAAATATGTTTAATTAATGTTCGAAACTTGGTTGAGCAAATGTACTTGGATCAACAGTGGCATGTTCAACTTTGCTGTGAACACCAAACGTATCATCTGCTGGTTTTTCTTCTGTAACCATTAAGATAGCTTTGATGTCTGCTCGTCGAATTATAATGTCAGTGCCGTCTTCTAGTTCAACTGTAACGCCTCGAGTCCATCGACCATGTTCAAGTAAGATCCATTCTCCAACTTTGACATCTTGTTGTTCCGGACCAATTGCCCAAACTCTGGCCCAGCGGTGCCTGACACCTTCGCTTTTGCCGTCATCACTGGGTAACACAATACCGCCTTTGGTCACACGGGCATCAAAATTCATACCAGTGACTAACACATTGTCACGTATTGGGATCAGTTTGCCTATTACTTTGTTCATTCTTTGCCTTCAGGATCCATATCCGTAACATTTTTTTCTGATGTTCGAACATTGATTTGATTGGGCACAGCTGGCTGATTCAAACTGGCATCGCGCTCTTTGAGAATTTCTTCCCTAGTTTTTACAACTTCACCGTTGGCACCAAGTTTATCGCCGCGAGCATTAACTTTGGCGTTGCCAACTGCAATAGTCAGTTCGTTTTGGTTAATCAATTTGTTCATATCAACTTGTTTACCTCTTGCGGTACGGTAAACTTGACGTTGTTGTTCTTTCATTGCCATAGCAATCTCCTTAGAATATAATAGTACTTATCTCAAGAATTCCTGCCAGTCTAAATTATATTTGACAGAATCTATCTGGTGTACACCCAGTAAAAACAGCACAAAGCTGGCTACACTTGACCCCCGCCCTACACCCCACACAATGTTGTTTTCGTTGCAGGTATCCACAAAGTGTTTGGTCCACTGCAACAACGGAGTCATTCCACGGGCTTCGTACGCGGCCATTTCTTGTTTGACTCTGTCCACTTGTTCAGCTGTTGAGCATCTATTTAAGCAGTATTCCGTTACATCAAATTCTTTATAATTTGAAGGCATAAACCATTCACTTTGCAGTGCATGGTCAAAATCTTCAATTGAAATTTGATCCAACTGTTCGTTAAATTGTTTGAACTGAAATTCCGCAGTTTTTTCCAACTGTTCAATTTCTTCACTGTGGTCCACAGTAATCTCTTTGAGGTTGGTTAGTTTACCCTGATAGAGTATTTTAAATATATCAGCTGAATTAAAAATAGGATTTCCAAACTTATCTAGGCGCATAGCCTATAGTTTAACTGACATTTATTAGTTTGTCAAGGCTTTTATCACGATTTTCCATCAATTTTTCCAAAGCGACTCTTCTACGATTGCCCGCTTCTTCTTTGTATGATTCAAGGATCATAACAATTTGACCTCGAATCTCAACATTGTGTGTCATAAAATATTTACGAGTCAACTCGCCAATTTTATTTTCAATTTCAGAATCTTTGAAACTTGAAAAATCGTTCACCAATGGATGCATTAGAATTGGCCCACTTTGCTGAGGAATACGTTGGTGCCGTCATCAACAGTGAATGCTTCAAACACTTCAAATTTTGCAGTATTTCCCAGTGTGAATGGACTGGTTAAACCAGTTGCTAGTTTGATTGTTCCGGAATTTTCTGTTGTAAATTGCACGGTTCTGTTTGATACTTGGTCGCCAATCAGCATGAGTCTAACACAACTGTACTGACCGCTGGCTGGCCAGTTGATAAAGTTGATAACAATGTTACCACCTGTTGCTGTCATGCGTTGCATTGGGCCATTGTTAATGTTGATATTTTGACTGCCGCTTAATCCGCCAGCATTGTAAAAAACTCCGTTGAGTTGTTTGTACAAACCATTAGATAAGGTGCTGCCAATCAAATCATTAACAACTGGAGTGCCGCCAGTGGCCAAGTCTGCTTTCAGCAGTGCATTTGTTTGCAATGCAGTGATCTCAGTTTTGGCAACTGAAAGCCCTGCACTGGTTGCGGCAAAGTTATCTCTAAAACCTTGGCTGTTGTTGTCCTGTCCTGCTACAGGAAAGGTGGTTACGATTGCTGAAAAATTAATTGCGCTGGTCATACGGTTATCCTATCGTTTCTGAATACAAGGTATTTATCACTGTCCTGACCGGTAACAGAATCTATTATGTACCGATCCACAGTGTAATCGATGTTTTTAAAGTCAAAACCGCTGAATTTTATATTTAAAAGTATGGTATCTGCGGTTCCGGGTTTGCAAAAACACAATGGCACAGCTAGGGTGTATCCCAGTTGTTTCTTACTGCCATTGGGTATACTACGCATCCAAAGCGGCAAATAGTTTCTTTCGCTTAATCCAACAGCTTTTAATCGTTTTTGCCAGTTGGTTATGCTACTGGGAAAATACGTGTCCACATTGGGATTACTTGCTTCATAGCCAGTGCTGTCAGCAGTGATGTTTTGTTCAGGCCGCTGGGCATTTATGCCGTCAGCACTTAAATCTGATAAACTTCGACTCCATATTGAATTGCTGGTATCAATAGTTATTGTGCGTTTATCGGTTACTGTTTCAATACGACTGGGCAAATATTTTTTGTCTGGTTCAGAAGGGTCCAACATTTCCACATAAACTACCTCGTACAAGGTGTTGTTGGTATCAGGATCCACTGCCAATGCTTTTTTTACAGAACCAAATTGAAATCTTTTTTTCTTGTGATTAAGTCCCATGGCTCCAATATATGCTGCCGCATCTTTGGTTTCAATACCTCCATACACCAGCATACTTAACGAACTTTGTATGCCAAACACAGGATCGTTTGTTCTATAAATGCTGGTAGGAGTAAACACATTGGTGTTGTCAATAAAAGTTTTCCACAGTGTTCGTTGTGTTGTGTTTAAAAATGGTCTAGTGGTAATGTTGCTATACAACACAGTGTTAGGCGTAGTTACTAAAACTGTAAACGCTCTTTCAGTTGCAGTGTACCCATATTGATCTCTAGCAGTAATTTTAAATGTAAAAATTCTTTCAATGCTGGTGGTTCTATTATCAAATGTGGTTGTGCCACTGTCAAATGTTATTAGACCTGCCGCTTGAGTAGCAGGTTTGTAATATTGATTTACTTTACCAATTAATTCTCCGTCTGGATTTAAAGACAGTCCTGGCGGCAATGTTCCGCCTGTCAATTGATAAATTACCACAGATCCAGTAACATTGCTGTATGCAGTTACACTTAGAGTTGACGTGTAGTTTGCTGGCAACTCTCCTAGATTTTTATCAGTAATCCAAACAATTTCACTGGTGATATCTCCAAGTATGCTGATACTAAATGTTTTACTTGCACTAACACTGTCAGTTTTATCGCCGTATCGTGTGCTGGTTATGGTAAATCTATAATTTTTTGTAATTGCTGGCTGATAAGGAACAACACCAAACACATCACCTGTTTGCGAATCAAAAGTTGTGCCTTGCGGTAACTGACTTAATGATCCAATATAAATTACACAGGTATTGGGAATACTTATGGCCAAGCTGTTGTAAATTGTTAACCTATATCTATTGTTACCCAGACTTGCAACAGCTGATATTTGATACACTTCTCCAGTTGCTCCAGGAACATACTGTAACAAATCAAAATATTGTCCCACAACAGGCGCCGCAGTGGCGTTTTGTATTGTGACAGAACGACTGCCCACAATGTTGTCTTGACTGGTAATCTGTATGGATGTTGAGTATATCTCTTGATTAGTTGTTTCTACTCTAAAGCTCACAGTGTTTTCATCGTACAGTGCTAGCGGAATAGTCAGATAGTTGTTGGCTCTAAACAATCCTATGTCAGACTTTGAAATCCACACAGGTTGTCTTATGTATGTGGCATCAGCTGTGAATGATGACGCCAGCCCTGTGGTTGCAGTGTTATCTGCTCTAAATTGATCGTTACCTACTACAAAAATTCTAAACAATCGTTGAGTAGAGTCAACACCGTCTGTTATGGTGACTCTAAATTGATAGTTTGCGTTGAGACTGATCACTTGTTGAGTAGGAACTGAAAAGTCAAAAAACACATCATCGTATGAGTAGTTGTCAAATCCATTACTTGGTCTTGGACCAAAGTCAAATGCTATGGCATCGTAAATAGATCCGTCATAGTTACCATCGCCATCATTAGGCAAGATTGTTAACACAGGAATAATGTATCCTGAAATTACTCCGTCCTTGCTGAGTGTCAACCCAGGCGGTAATGTGCCATCGCCACTGGATATAAAATACGACACTGGCTGTCTATCGTCTGCAAGATTAATAGACTCCAGTTGATAATTTACATAACTGCCATCCAGCACATAATATTGCTGTTGTAATCCAATATCAAGCTCGCCTGGATTTGTTATGAAAGTTGGCGCATTGGGTTCAGTTAGAGACAATTTATATGTTCTATCTGAAATTTCTCCAGCTTTGCTAGCTCTGATACAAAAACTGTAGTCTGTCTTATTCTTCTTAATAAACGGACTGCCAATGATGTGTGTGCCTATCAAGAATAAGCCTGAAGGCAATTCGCCAGATATGATTCTGAGACTAACGCCGCTTATGCTGGTGTTCAGTGGTAACGTGAGATCAATGGAAACCCCTGCTGTGAAAGGTTGCCCGTTGTTTGTAAATTTAAATCCACTGGGTTGTGTCCAAACTGATAGCGGCATACCACTCCTTGTTTTAAATATTTATCGCTTAAAATGCGCCAAAATTCAGTTGGTTATTTGAAATGTCAGTTCCCAAAGTCCAGTTGCCCATGTCTAACGTGTAACCGCTGGGGTAGTTGTTGGCACTTTGAAATCCAGCAGGATTGGTAAATGTTCCCATGTTGATGTTGACATTACCGCTTTCCAACATCAGTTGCACTGTGGCACTGAGTTGTCGTAAGTTGGTTCCCCATACGTTTGCTTGCACATCGCTGGCACCTGTGCCAAAAATCAAGCGACCGTTGATGTCCAAGTTGCCACCCAATCTTGGAGTTAGGTCATTTTCTAATTTTGTATTGGCACGTAAGTTGACAGTGTCTGTGTTGTTGGTAAATGTAACACTGCTGTCTGTGCTGGTTAATGATTTGAAACGTAAAATAGTTCCGTTTTTATCTTTAAAAACTCCAACTCCTGCTCCGCTATTACTGGCAGTGGAAATAGCCGCACCTTGATATAGTTCTGTAAAATTGGCATTTACCTTGGTAAACGCAGTACGTAAATCGTCACCAGTACCGTCATTTGCGTAGTTGCCTAAGTTGATTGGTTGTATAGCCATGTTCTGCTCCGTTTAGTGTATTTACCGTTATTGTATCTGTTCAATAATTGCGTATGCTACTACTAGTTCCAGTCCAGGAGTTGTGTCTTTACTGCGTATAATCACAGTTAGTCTGTAGATCCTATGAAAACTGTGGTCTACAATGGTGGCTGTTAAATGATCGCCCAATGCTAATACTGCTCCAATATTGTATTGAGTACCAGCAGTAGTGACTCCGTTGGGCGATGAGATAACCACCGAATCAGCATTGTTAATTGAACTGCGGCCGGTGATATTGATTACGCTGTTAAAAGACATTTGTATCATGCCTGCTGATGTGACTTTGATGGTCATGCCGTTCCTACTAATAGTAAGAGGCTCTGCAGAGCTAATCACATTGTTGCCAGTGGTTGGTGCTAGGTAGGCTGTGCTTTGAACTGTTGAGTCTGGGAATGTTACAGTACCAGTTGATCCAAGACTCAGTGTGTGAGCACCGTTCACCAAACTACTGAAGCTGGTAGGTATGGTTGGCTTATTTGTTAAGTCAGTATAACTGCCGCTGAACAATGTTGGCTTATTTGTTAAGTCTGTATAGCTACCACTGAACAGTGTGGGTTTGTTTAGTATAACTCCCAAACCAGTAGTTGCAGTCCAATTGCTTTGTACCTGTGCCGCAACACCAGTTAGTAATATTTTGTTATTGGCATCGTCATAGGTAACTGTGATGTTGGTGTGGCTGGCATGATTGAACAAGGGTGCCGCATAATCCTGCGCCAGCTCCGTCAATGCTGTGCTGGTACCGCCTGTCAAGGTATACAGTTCAGTGAAGTTATCATTAATTTTTGTAAAGGCAGTGCGTAGCGGATCACCCGCTTTGTCATTTGCCTTGGTACCAACATTTATATTTTGTTTAGCCATTACATTCTTCC